ATTATTTTCCGGCGGGGGCGGCGGCGCAATAGGGTCAAATACTTTCCACCCGTTAGAAACGTCAAAATCCACCTCAACTTGCGAGGTGGCAACCTTTTCCCCGTACACGGGGTGCCGCAGGTAGATGACCACAGGGGAATGCCCCGGCCACCCTTGCGAGTGACCGGGGCGATCCTTTAGGCCGTTCGGTAGACCGTCCAGGCGCTATCGCCTGTTCGTCGCCATAGCAGCTGTGCCGAGGAAGTCACAGCGATAGTAGCGCTACCGACGATGGTGACACCCGTACCCGCCGAGAGCGTAATGGCTCCCGCGCCGGTGCCGATGTTCACCACGCTCAACTCAAAGGTTGAGTCGGTCTTGGCATTTGCCAGAGCCGCGTCCAACTGCGCGCCCGTCGGGGTCACGTAGGCGGCAGCGGTGGTGCTGGGGTTTGCGACCATCAGACCGCCGTTGACCTGAATGGTCGTCAGCGTTGTTGAACCCGTGGCGGTGACCGGGGTGGTCTGTACGCCGAGGTAGACTTCAGAGACGTTGCCATCACCGAGCTGATAGCCGCCGCCAGAGACAGGAAAGCCAGGCATAGGGATACTCCTTAAATGTTGCCGTCGGTCACAGCACGATCAGGCCGACTGACGAGGACAAGATAGACCTCGCTCGCTGTCGGCGTAATCGAGGCGCCCGTGTTGTTGCTGAAAGTGATTGCCAGCGTGTTGTTAGCCGACACGCGGGAGTTAACGATACCGAGACCCGCTTGGGTCGTCGGCTTCGAAACTACCGCCATGTCGCCCATCAACAGCCCGTTGACCGTAAACGTCTGCTCTGCCGTGGTATTGGCATTGACAAGCGCAGGACTCAACGTGACGCTGAGAACCGACTGCTTGGGGATGTTGCCGAGTACGAAACTCATGGCATCAACCCCAGAGCCGGACAGCCATCTGCGGGCGAATCACCGAATAGCCGTACAGAACGTCGATACGGCACGGCATACGGTCGTTGTTGATGTCGTACTGACGGACAACGCGGAGCGAGATACCGTTGTGAACCTGACGCGAGGCCATGTCCACACCCTGCGGCATCAGAAGGTCTGCCGTCGCAAAGGCGATTGCATCCTTGTGATAGGCGAGGTTCTGCGGGAACTGCGAGGACGCAGCGCCCAAGAACGTCACCGTAGCCGAACTCTGCGGGAACGAATCCACCGTCGCCAGCGCGCTGACCGGCGTGTAGATCGCCGGGCTAATCGCCACGTTGGTGTACGCACCACCCGAGGCGGTCGCATCGGCAGTTACAACGAACTGCTGAAGCGAGCCGGTCGATTCACGGGTCTGCGGGTTGACCGCATACACGCTACCGATGGTAAACACATCGCCCTTCTTGAGCGTCTGCGTACCGGTGCCGGTCAGGTTGATGGTCGTGGCGCCCTGCGTGGTCACCGTCGAAGTCACCGAGTGAGAACCCGAGCGAGTGCCCGTGGTGAACTGCTTGATCGACTGCGACATGGCAAGTTCGTCAAAGCCGAGAATGCCCTCGCCGAACATACCGTTCTTGAACTGCGACGAGATCGTGCTGACGGGGTTGAACAGCCCCTTCATGCCTTCGATCAGGCCCGCGTTCGCAGCCGGGTTTACGGTGAGGTAGCGCGGGTTCATGCCCGCCGCCGACTCGTTCAGCCTCTGCTGCGCCTGAAGGAGCGCAAAAGAAGTGGACGGCGTGGTTCCCGGCGTACCGACCGACTGGTAGATGCCGTTGAAGCAGTTCGCCACATCGGCGTCGATGGACGCGGCAAGCTGCGAGATACGCGGCTTGAGAACGCGGTCAGCGAAGTCGTCCAACTGCATGGTCATTTCGGCAGTCGTGAAGTTCACGGCGATATGCTTCTGCGAGGACACGCTAAGGGTAGTGAACTGCTCGTTGTCGTCCTGAACCTGAAGCGCGGCACCGTCGGTGACGAGAGCGCGATCCGGGAGACGAATACGGAGCGTGGTGCCGATCTTGGCACCCTGATTGGCAAACGAGTTGTCGTACTGCCGGTTGACGTTGCGGGTGATTACAAGGTTGTTCTCGAGGATTTCGAGAGCCTTCCTCGTGATCATGTCGATTGTAAGAAGTGAATTAGACACAGCGGACTCCTAATGGTTTAACGACGGTGCTGCGCTTCCCACTTTTTGGCTTGGCGACGACGTTCGGCTTCGATCCATTCCGACGTACTCATGGCCGATATTGACCGTGGGTCGGTGGTGTCGTAGCCCCCGGCGCTGTTGCCTTTAGCCGTTACAGGCTTGATGGGAGGCGGGGCGTTGGTTGTCTTTTTGACCGGCGGGTTATCGGCCAACTTGGCCTCGATCCGACCGATCTCCTTGGCTTGCAGGAAAGGGGACAGGCGGGAGATACGATCCGCTTCCTTGGGGTTTGCCCCCAGATAGTAGGCCAAATCTGGCCCAATATCGGATGCCTGAATCGTCTGGGCCATCACGGTCGTGATCGGTAGCGCCGGGTTGTACGCGACTTGCTGGAAGTCCTCGTACTTCTCACGCGCCGCTTCTTCACGGTCGTGGTAAGCCTCCAAGAGAGCCATTTGCTCCCGCTCTGCCTCGCGCTTCGCAAGCAGTTCCTCGGCTTTACGGGAGGCGAGGGCCTCTGTATAGCCTTCCGGGTCTGCTTCCTTGTCGGGCAGCGCAGCCGGTTCCGAGGTCGTCGGAGCCTTGAGCGCCTGTTCTCTTTCCCACTTGCGCCGCTCTCGGGCAAGTCTCTTGCCGACCATCGCGTCCAACTCCTCTTGAGTGAACGTTTTGGCGGGCTTTTCCTCCGGCTGTGGCGTTTCCGCAACGACTTCAGGTTCCGGGGTAGCCGTGACCACCGGTTCCGGCGCGGCTTCTGCCGCTACGACTTCAGGGACAGTTTCGTCCGTCATGACATTTCCTTTCGGAGAACCTGGTCATCCGGGCCAGTACGGGTAAACTCTATATGGCGTGTAGCGTTTATGCAACACCTGTGTTATGCGGGCGCGACGGTAGTAACGGTACCGCTGCTGCCGCGATATTTGAGCGCACCGGATTCGACGTACAACTGGCCGACCCCGGCGGGGGACGTTGACGGGGCGGTGCCGTTGGCAAAAGACAACACTCGTTCGGCGTTGGTGCCAAACGAAGTGGTGCCAATGCCGAGGTTGAAGTTCACGATATTGAACGAATCCAACACGTTTCCGTTTACGCGGATGGCAAAACTTGACCCGCCGTAGAGCGTGTTCAGGGTGATTTTTGCCAAATCGCTGTTCATCGACCAGCCGTAACTCGACGTGGCATCGCGCTGCGTGTAACTGTTGGTAATGACGACCGTGGAGGGCGCGGTAAGGTTGGACGCCAGATTGCCCATAATGACCGCGTTGGTGCCGGTAGTTCCCGACACAGGCGAGGTGCAACTGTCAAAGTCGTTGAAGCGAATGCGGGTATCCGACACCGTTCCGGCAGAGCCGTTGTAAGTCAGCCCGCTAGTGCCGCCCTTGACGACGTTGCCTTCAATGACCGTGCGAGTCAGCGTAGCCCCGGAGTAGGCGTCCCACAGAATGCCGTTGGTCGCGCCAATGATCCGGTTGCGCGTGATCTGCGCGTCGGCCATCGTCCCAGATGCGGGACTCGTCAGGAAGATTCCGGTGACGCAATTCTTGATGGTGTTGTTGTCGGCTGTGACAAACGTGCCAGCGCCTTCTACCCGAATGCCTTGGATGTTGGTAGAGGCAGCGCATTGCACGATGTTGCCGGTAATCGTGACGTTTTGGTACGTCGTGGACTCGTCGCAGATGATCCCGCATTCCTCAACAAGGTTGCCGTAAACCACCGCATCGTCGGTCTGCACACGGATGCCGCCGCCACGATTGGCAACAGAGATGCCGTTGGTGACGTTCTTGACATGGTTTCCCCACACAGAGTTGGAGAATCCTTGCGGACTGACAGGGGCAGACCGAGTGTTGCCCTTGATGTTGATGCCTTGATTGTCGGCGCTACCTGCGGCATTTACGCCGTCAATGTAGTTGTCGTACACCTGGCCCCAACGCACCTTTGTGTAGATGCCCCAGCACTCGCCCGTGCCGCTTTGGTTCAGCGTCTCGATCTTGTTGTTGGCGACCGTGACGGCTTTGCCGTAGACAAGAATTGCCGCGAGGCTGCGGGTTCCGGTAGCCGACAAGTTGTTGAATCGGTTGTTTTCAATCCAGCCGTTCTTCCAAGTGTCTTGGTCGGCGTAGGTGTTGGCACCGATCAGCACCCCGTAAGCCGTTGACCCGCTTGTGCCAGCGCAGTTTTCAAAATCGTTGTTTTCAATCCGATAGTTGTTGATCGGCTTCTGAATGACAATGACGTTGCCGGTGCAGTTCACAAACCGGCATCCGCTGACGTTGAAGTAGTCAAACGAACCAGTCTGCGCGGTTGAGCGGCTGATGGCGCTCGTCCAACGGTCAAACACCACGTTCTCAATTTCAATGTTCGTAGAGGGCGACAAACACACCACCTGCGTTGTAGGGCCGCGCAGAGTGGAGTTTCCGCTTGCCCCGCTAATTGCCCCGCCAATGATGCGAAGCCGCCCGGTGGTCTGATACGCCGTCCAAGTGTTGAGTAGGTAGGTCGCGCCCATGCGCAACTGAAGCGTCTGCCCGTTTGCGATAGCCGCATCCATAGCCAAAACCATGGCGTTGGTATCGTCGTTTACGTTGTCG